GCAGCACGTTTGCGGTTGATGCCGGATGCGCCAGCGAAAGCACGATCGTAGTACGTCACGTCGCCGTGGACATACGCATGAGCTGCCGCGTTCGCGAGGATCACTTGAAGTTCTTCGCGCATGGCAGCAGTCGTCTTGCCAAACGCAGTGATCTTGTTGTTCAGTTGCTTAGATGTGAGCATGTTAAATAGCCTTTCGGTTAAGTGTCAAAACAGAACACACATCGCTGTATGCTCTGCATTAACACAAGGTCAGGATCATACGCGGGTACACCATAAGAGGTGAACGGGTTGGCCCGTTGCGTATGCCTGACACAATGTGTCAATTCACTAAAACCGTGCCATGTTTCCATGTGCGGGCGGATCATCCGGTTGCTAAGACCAAGCCTTCGGGGCTTTTACATGTTACGCGCATCACTGCGGGCCATGTAAGGAGTTATCCTTTTTCAATCGCGCTGAAAGTAATCAACGCAGTGACCTCTTGCCAAGGTTCGGGGGAGCATCGCAGGCCGGTTCCACGGTCATCCTGCTACGTTCGGGCTATCCGCCCACCTCACGCGCTACGCGCGGTCGGTTGCTCAAAATCTGTCCTATTACCCCACGCGGCATAGTTAGGCCGACGTTTATTCTCGCGCGGTGGGAAGCGCTGCTCGCGGTCGTTGCGCAAAACTGCACTTGGTCCGCTCACTATGGCAGGGGTGATATGTCCCCTACATCTAACGCGGCCCGTCAACGGGGAGGGGTAGGGACCGACACCCCCGCCCGCCCACACCCACCCTTATGTATCGCGTACAACCCAACCCGTATTTTTGCCCCTTTTAAACGCATAACACATCATCAACTTAAAATTACCCTGACCCCCAATTTCGGCCCCGTGACACGCGCTTGACGAACTGAACCCACGCCCCTAATTTAACCCCGAAACTACAGGACACCGTTATGGCCCAGCAGGTAGACAAAGTCTCAGACCCGGAAAAGCGAGACAAACCCATCTTGTCCCGTGGACAGTTGCAGGGGATCGAGGACGACCCCGCAAAGATGGAAGTTGTGGCGCGCCTTATGGGTGCGGTGAACCTCGACAACCTTTTTCGCCACATGCAGAACCCGGAGATAAATCCGCAGACGCGCATCGAGTTTCAAAAGATGCTCAACAAAATGGGCAGGTTGGAGCCGGAAGAGAAATCGTCCGTTGACCCGAACGCCGGGCCCCAGGTGGTCATCAACATCACGCGTGCGGTGGATAACGACCACAGCGTCACCATCGAGGGTAAGGCGATCAATGCACCAGATTGATTTCGAGGTTATCCGGAGCCTCGACGACTTTTTCTATTCCGAGAAGTTCATATCACTGGCGATCGGCCCGGTTGGTTCCACGAAAACCACCGCCGGGATCATGAAAATCCTGCACCATGCAGCGCAGATGGCACCGTGCAAGGACGGGGTACGCCGGTCCCGCTGCATCTGGGTCCGGAACACACGAGAGCAGCTGCGTGACACGAGCATACCCGACTTCCTGAAGTGGATACCCGACGGGGTTATGGGGTACTTCCGCAAAACCGAGTACAAATTCGTCATCCAGGTTGGCGATATCGAGTGCGAAGTGCTGTTCCGTGGTCTCGACGACCAGAACGACGTGCGGCGTCTGCTGTCGTTGCAGGCGAGCTTTATCATTTTCGACGAGTTTCGGGAGATACACCCGGACATTTACAACGCGGCGCAGGGTCGTGTGGGGCGTTACCCCGACAAAATGATGAACGGAGTCGGGTGTGTGACCGACGACGGGCGGATGAACATGCACCTGTGGGGGATGACGAACCCGCCGGACCAGGATACCTTTTGGGAGAAGCTCATCGCGGAGCCGCCGGACAACGTGCACGTCACGATCCAGCCCAGCGGGCTTAGTCCGGAGGCAGACTGGACGAAGTTTTTGCCGGATGACTACTATGACAACCTGGCGCAGGGGAAAACCGAGGACTGGATCGCGGTGTACATCCACGCCGAGTTCGGCAAGAGCCTGTCGGGGCAACCCGTGTTCAAGTCGTTCAACAGGGACGCGCATGTAAGCAAACAAGAGATTACCCCGTTGTACAGCGGTCAGCCGTTGCTAATCGGTGTCGACGCGGGGCTTACGCCGGCGGCTGTCATCGGGCAGTTAGCCTACGATGGCAGGCTCGTGGTGTACGATGCGCTCGTGTCGCAGGACATGGGTGCGCTGCGGTTTATCCGTGAGAAGTTGAAACCCCTGCTCGTCAACAAATTCCCCGGGCGGCAGGTGCTTATCATAATTGACCCGGCGGCGTTCCAGCGCGTGCAGACCGACGAGCGGACGGTCGGGGACATTTACAAAAACGAGGGCTTTACGATCCGGGCCGCGCGGACGAACTCGTTGGCGGCGAGACTTGCTGCCGTGGAGAGTTACCTGACCCGTGTGGTCGACGGCAAGTACGGCGTGATGATCGACGGGAACAGTGCGCTGCCGCTGGTGCAGGCCATGGCCGGGAAATATAAATACAAGATTAACACCAAGGGTGCTGTGGACGACAAACCCGACAAATCGCACCCGTGGTCAGACGTGTCGGATGCGTTCCAGTATCTGTGTCTGCACGCCGATGGCGGCGAGACGTTCAGGTCCGGATTAGCGTCGTCGGACGTGCGCCGGGAGGTCGTGAAGGTCAGCTCTGGCGGCTGGACATGATGCGTTGACGAAATAACTGATAGAAGTTACCGTGGCGGCGACGTCACACATGAGAGATCACCATGAACTATGGCCACGCACTGATCCCTGTTGCGCGTTCGTCCGACCTCGAGGCGGCAGCGAAACGGGCGGCGGAAGACAAACAGCGTTCTCCGGTTATCCAAGGGCTTGCTTCGCACGTCCGGAAACGGTGGACATCCATGCGTGACCACAAGAAGCAGGAGATCGAGCCTCGTCTGGCCAAATGCCTCCGGGCACGCAGCATGAAGTACGACCCCGAGAAGCTGAGCGAGATCAGAGACCAGGGCGGCTCCGAGATATTTATGGGCATCGTCAGCACGAAATGCCGTACCGCCACCGCGTGGTTACGGGATACTCTGCTGGGTTCCGGTGCCGACAAGCCGTGGGCCCTCTCGGCTACCCCGATCCCGGACGTGCCGCCCGACATGAAAGCGTTTATGCAGGTCACGCTACAGCGGAATTTGCAGAACTACCTGATGATGGGGGGAGAGCCTCCGTCGGAAGAAGACATGCGTATGCTTGTGGCAGGCATGAAAGACACGGCCATGCGCAGCCTCAAGGAAGAGGCCGAGAAGCGCGTTGACCGCATGGAGCAGAAAATGGAGGACCAGCTCACCGAGGGTCACTTTATCAAAGCGCTCTACAATTTTACCAATGATGTCGCCACGTTCCCCTACGCCGTCCTGAAGGGGCCAGTCCCCCGTCGGCGCAAAGTTATGCAGTATGTTCAAGGCGGTATGGCCGCTGTTGAGGTAGTGCGGGACGAGTGGGAGCGGGTTGACCCGTTCAAATTTTACTGGGCCCCGTGGGGCGACGATGTGCAGAACATGCCTTGCATCGAGCTGCACCACCTGACCCGCGATGACATCGAAGCGATGCGCGGAGTCGACGGTTACGACGAAGATGCGATCATCGACTGCCTGGACAACTTCGGCGTTGGCGGCAGCACGTGGCTAGACCACGACGACAGCGAACTCGAGGAAGCCACGGGCAAGGACATGGATGAGGGCGTCGACGATGTCGTCAGCGCGATCCAGCTGTGGGACTCGATCCCCGGCAAGTTGCTGCTCGAGTGGGGGATGGCCCCGACGGACATCACAGACCCCCGGAAGTCCTACCCATGCGAAGTGTGGATGATTAACAACAAGGTCATCAAGGCCGTGTTGAACTACGACGCTCTGGGCCGGAAACCATACTACGTGACGTCGTACGAGAAGACGCCCGGGCGCGTCGACGGCAACGGAGTCGCCGATCTCTGCATGGACGCCCAGAACATGTGTAACGCTGCAGCGCGTGCGCTCGCGAACAACATGGGCATTTCCTCCGGCCCACAGGTGGGGGTCAACATCAGTCGCCTGCCA